GTCACATCGGCCGCTTGCGAAATCAATTGCCTATTGTTAGGATACATCTCATCAGTATAATAATTAAACTGCATGTTACGTGCTGAAACATACACATTAACAACAATTGCGGAGTCAACAGGAGATTGAAGTTCAGTGAAGGGCGTAATAAATATAAAACCATTAGACCATCCAGCACCCACCAAAGGATAATTCTTTTGTGCACCATAACTCTGTGCCTGGTTGGTATAATGAATAGTTTGATTCCATGCGCGAGGCTGGGCCCATTTAACACAAAATTCAACAGACTGAGTTTCCTGCACGTCCCAAACTTTGAGAAACTGTAAATTGTCATGAATGGTAGTTGTAATAAGTGTATACTGATCAATATTTGGATCAAACCCAATAGCCAATTTTCCTCTTTCAAATGCAGATACAACAGCCTCAAAACGAAAAACAATATCCCCATGCCAATAACCAAAATTATTAGCAGCAAAAGACATAGGAGTAGGCTGAATCCATATTCTCGAGGTGCCAACATAATAGGTACTCAAGCAGGGATTAACAGCACAATTGAAAAGTATTCCAGACATAGGAACGTCTGAATTATCCCAATCAAATGTATACAAGAAAGTCTCAATACCACATAAATGCGTAATAGACATCTCGTCAACTTCCATACCTGTAACACGAGGATCCACAGTCAATTCTTGTAACGGATCCCATGATGTCTTTTCAATGGACTCTGCTCCAATAGTCTGAGAGGAGCTAGCAAAAGGCCGATTCTTGACATAGTTGATTCCGCTTATCATTGTAGGGCGTGACCATCCAAACCAGGCCGCGATACCTGAAATACCCTCAAATATGAGGCTACTGGCCATTGCTATTTCACCCAAAAAAGGAACTGAAGACAAAGCTCTCGAAACAGTTGCCAATGATGAAGACATACGTTCAACAGGACCAGAACGCCTCTCATCTCGCGCTTCAGTCTTTATTTCCATATGAGTACCTGTGGTGGTTCCCAAGTGAACATCAACAAAATGGGCATAAACTTGCATGGTAATAGGAGTAGGCGAAGCAGTTGCAGCCGTAATAGGCGTGATATTCCATATATAAAGAGTGCCTGCTTCAGCAAAATCAACAAAAGACGTAGTTGCTGAAATGACAGTTGACTGATTATTAAATAATCTGTGCATAGATTTACTAGAAATAAAAGGAACACGAAACTCAACTGGTTTATTCTCTTTAACATCAATAGTAATAGCTCCCGGAGACTGCGACAAATAATTCAACATCAGGGGCCTATAATCAGGAGCTGCTATGCCAAGAGCCGTCAAGTTTAAATGATGCGCTTTCAATGTATCATTCCTCTGTGGATACGGCTGATATGAGATCAAAAACTTTCCTCTATGAAAAGGAGAGCCCGAAATAGCAATCCTAACCATTATGTCTCCACGAAAGTATGCGAAATTGCGTAATTTGGCTCGATTCGCAGGGTTCAAAGATAAAACATCCCACAACTTCAACTGAAAGTCGTGATATGTACTAAGAGGAATAGACACTGCTTGCAAATTAACAGGTCTTTCCAAAAATTTCTCTATGCGCAACACCTCATCTTGCCCAATCTTGGGTCCTTTACTAGCTCCAGCATGAGTAAAAAATGAGTCCTCACCACCAATATCCAATATATTCTCGTGGATATCGACTTTAGACATATCAACAGACCCTTCTTCTGATTGGGCTTGAGAAACAAGATCCATATGAGCCCACAAATATTGCTCATAGAATTGTATAGTCTTCTGTACATCATTCTTCTCACACATTAAATCCATCCGTCTCTGATCAATATCAATATTGAATTGTTGCATCTGGGGATTAAACTTGTAGGCCCAAATAGTAGTTACGTTTGACCTGTCAAATTCTTTTTCATCAAGCAAAAGATTTATCTCCTCCATTCTAGACTTCAATACTGACAATTCTCGTAAAATGCTATCTCTTTGTTCTATGCTAGCTTGTCGGGTAATTTTAGTTCGTACCGACCCGTCGACAAAAACGGTATCGAGAACGGGAGAATCCCCATTTGCTTTTAAGGCGCATACGGGACTAAATGAGCTCAAAGGCCCTCCTTTCATCTCAGATAATCTCTCCTTTACTTCGCACTCCCACAAAGTGTCAGAATTAGGATTGTCTGAGGAACATTTCTCATCTGGCCAAATTGACTTATAAATCTGCCGATAACTATGGATAGAATAATCACTTTCTTCACCACCATGTCGCACAACGAGCCAGGATTTGATTTCATTTCTAAATCGTTCATACTGAGCTTCATCTTGGCAGTGGAAAAACAACTCCCACATCACGGAAACAAATGTCGATTCATCTTGCTCAGCTACCGTGATAGATCCAGATGGCATGCGCCACTCAACAGTCTTGAAAATAGAATTCAAATCCAATTTGCCAATATATTTGCCATTATAAAATTTAGAAAAAGTTCTCTTCAAAAAAGAGAAATCTAGAATGCGCAAAAAATTGTCAGCACAAGCAGTCTTATTTGCAGAAGTGACTTCCATATTAAAATATTCTTTACATGCCCAAACAAAATAAGGCATGTTAAACCAACATCTAACAGAACGTCTAACTGCCATGGCCAAATCATCTCCATAAACTCGAGGTAACACATACTCAAAAAAGTCATATTCC